CGATGTTGTCGTGGAACGAATGCCGCAATAACATCTTGACTGTAGAAGCTGTCTCGTTTGAACTTTTCCGAGATAGAATTTGCAGAATACTTATACTGGTCGAAAGAGAACGGGAAGTTGCCCGTATCCATCGCATCGTATTGAATTGCATTTCCTTCAACGAAATCGTGTTGAGTAGCTTCGCCGATAGACGGAATATTGATAGTAAAGCCGTCTGGGAAGTCAGAAATAACGCGGACCCATTTCATGGCATTAAGCTCGTCTAGGAGTAATTCTTTGATCTGACGAGACCAAATATTAGTCCTAAAGAGATTGGACGTATTAGCGTCCATAAAACCAGCCATTGCTAGGTCTCCTTAGTGTTAAAACCGACGCGCAGGATTATATTTATTATCGTAGAAGTCTCCGTCTTCGAACGCAGGACCTTGTTCCTGATAATCCTTATGCATCTGTAAAGTTGTTTCCTTAGATGCATATTTAACTGGATCTTTTACCTTTAAGTCTTGATACCATGACCATGTACGTTTCGTAGTCTTAGGTGCAAAGTTGTCGCTTCGCTGAACTGAACGTGGAGGGGCAAGGAAATCATTTGAAGGCCGAGAATCGTCTAAGCCTAGCGTACGAAGAACCACTTTAGGGTTTCTCTTAGCTAAGTCTCGAACTGCATCCTCAGATAGATCCAAATCATCTAAGTGTTGTTTTAGAGCTTCTCGGTTTGATCCAAAACGCTCACGTAGTTTAGCCTGGACTACTTTGAAGTTAGCATCCTCACGTTCCAACTGTTTTTGCTTTTGCATCTCAGTGGCAAACATGGCGGAAATGTCCTCTGGCTTAAGTGCGGGCGTATTCACAACTTCTTTCGCTAATGGTTCGTTATTGCTACCAGACAGTTTGTCAGTCTTGTATTGGTCTAAGACTTCTTCTAATTTAGCCCTTGAATTGTAATCCTCACGTAACCTAGCGTAGTCGTCTCTTAGTTCGTCCATGCGTTGGGTCAGAGTGTTAATATACAAATCTGATTCGTGTTTACCTTTAGCAAGCTCTTCAGGAGTTTTAAATTTCTTACCATCTCCTACTAGCTGCTCTAGGTAATTTGTATTGGGGTCGATATCCGTAAGTAAATCATCGGTCATGACTGTTATTCCTTTTGTTGATCTAGGTCTATGATCTTTTTAATCTTGTATAAACATTGCCTGAAACCATTCTTATGAGCTTGAAAGTACGGCCAAGACGGCACGTTATAAGCTGTAGGTTCGATTTCAGATCGGTTTAATACCTTTTCCTCTTCATCGAGGAGTGCCATTAAGTGCTCTAAGACATGCTTAGAACTCAAAATCTCATTTACGAAACGTTGCTTCTCTTCAGGATCTTTTAAGTGTTGGGTCCACTTAGTGTACATTAGTCTGTTCCTAATAGCCCTGCGGGTTCAGCGCTTGAAGGAGGTTGACGTTTGAGGCCCATTGGTGCTGACCCACCTCCGCCTCCACTAGGTCTACCACCACCTTGTAAGGCAGACATATCAAAGTCATTGCCTTGTCCAGTGGCTGTGCCAGCAGCTTGATGTATTTGTTCTTGTAAAGCTTGTATCTGCTTCTGCGCTTCTGCCTGTTCAGACAAGCCTACGAAGGGCATGACAATCTGGTAATCTTCTAAGTTAAATATAGTTTCAATAAGCTTAGCAGTCTTAATACCGGAGAAATGAGGCTGTACTAAAGGCCATACATTACTCTGGGTAAGGGATGTTAAGTTTTGGATAAGGTCTGCTTGTTCTGCGAAGTGCCTTGCGGCGACTGGTTTAATACGGCCAATTCCTGTAATGTCTTCAACCGTAAGCTGTTGGAACGTTGCGATTTTGAACTCATCATCAAATACCTGGATTGTAGTTGCACCGGATAGATTACGTCTAGCTAGCTCTAACATTGCGTTGAGCAGAGGCTCAACCATCTGTTCTTCGAACTGCTTAATCTTATTCTGGAAGATACGGGCTGCAGCGTTTTCAAGACGTTGTACTTCGTACTTAGTCTTTTCACCTGGGGTTCGGAAGCCCATGGCTTCTTTAGGAGCACCTGCCATCTCTTCCATGAGACGTTCTAGGTTTTGAAGCTCCATATTAACATTAGCAGCTTGAACATCAGGAGAGACTAACTCTACGTCTCCTTCATCAGAGACAAAGATCTTCTCACCTGGTTGCCATGTGTAATCTTCTACGAAGCCTTTGACTTTCTGGACTGGATAAGTAACCAGATCCATAACGTCAGACTTCATATTCTCTAAATGATCCATTCGGTATTGCATACCGATTAGATTATCTAGAGGACCCATACCCCATAGGTTATCTTGTTTCTTACGCCAGGCTGAATGGAAGATAGGGGGATAAGCAAAGTAACTAGGATTCGGTTTATCATTAATAAGCTTGTGCCGATCAATTACCGTAATCACCCTATTTTTTTCAAATGAATCGTTGTTTATATCGTATATGTCACCATAGAAGGTAAGGATTTCGACGAAGTCTGACTCAAGATACGAGCGGAAGGACGTAAATCCATCCATCTGGTACAAGTGGTCTCGCTGTATCCAATCACCTTGAAAGGTTCTGGCACGAAACCGAATGTCCCTGAGGTACTCGTATAATTTTTCATACTCTTCTTGGTTCTCATCATTGGTTAGACGCTGCAGGTGTTCTTTAAGCTCACCAAGGTTCATCACAGAACGGATGATCTTAGGAGACTCTAAGAAGTTCTCTGCAGTTGGGTTCATATTAATATCTAAAGGACTAATACGTCTTACAACTGGGCCTACATAACCAGACTGAGTTTTATCTACTTGATCTGCACGCTTATCCATCCAGTCTACAGTGGCAAAGCAATTACCAAAGTCAATGTAGTCCATGATGATCTTGTCGATCTCATGCTTGAAGAATGGTTGGGATATTACCCAAGACATATAGTTCTGGATAGCATTGCGCTTATCTACAGAACTGGAATCTTGCTCATTAGCTTCCCAGATTAACCATTTACGCTGTGGGAAGAGTGTTGCCGTGTAATTGGAATAAAGGTTATCTCGGATTTGGCAAAGTTTTGGGACAGTTGTTTTATTCTTCCACGGAAGCTGGTTGTTGGTGGTCTGTGTTGTGTCAATCGCATAGACGTATCGTCTAATCTCTTCTTTGTCTACTTTCCAGACATTGCGTAAAGTCTCCCAACGAAGCCACATCTCAGTTAGACGTGTAGCCTTCATATCAGGAGATAAGATATCTAATAAATCTAAAGTCTTGGAGGTCACGCTACGCCACCAAATCTAGTATGGTAATTGAAAGCAGGTGCATTATTTTTACTTATTGCAAAGTAGTTAGTCGGGGGAATAGCAAAGTCGATGGCAGATGCAAGGGCATCTTTGATATCATCATGTGGCGGGTTTGCATAAATTAGTTCTTCTTCTAAAGCTTGACAGTTTCCAGAGGAATAATGCCAGATCTGATGATTTGCATACTTAGGCTCTAGGGTGGCGTTAATACGCTCTTCTTTAGAACCTAGCCAGCGTGTAGGACGAAACTCTTCTACAGCTAGAGACAAACCATTCTTCCTTATATAGTTTTCTTTTAAGTCTTTAACGATGACTTGTTGCGCCACACTGACTTCGGCACGTATCTTACGGAATCCCCATTTATTGTAAAGTTTAAAGATTCTGTCGTAGTAATCGGATATTTTATCTGTTTTAAATCTATCGATTTCAAGAATGTAGTAGTTATTCTGCCCATCGACTCCAACAACAACAATTGAAGTTGAATCACTTCGTTTGCCAACGCTAAAGGCAAAGTCCACAGCCGCGAATACATTTAAACGTTCTCCTTTGAAATACCAGCGTCCATCTCTAGAAGACAGAAAGTTGGCATCGTAGTATTGGAATAAGCTTCTATTAATTGGGGCATTATCGGTATCATTTGGATCATTGTAGTATTGGGCTCGAAAGTGTAGTTTATTAATATACTTTTCTTTTTTCTCGGCCAAGGTAAGTTGGTCGAAGCCATATACTTTACCGTCTGGTTGACGGGTTCTAGGCCATAGAAATTCACCTGTACCGTCTCCTACTGACTCTACCTGTCGTTCAAATATTTCGAACAGAGGTTCCTTACGAACAACAAATCCTGAGCTATCGTACTCTGATGTTTCCATACTCATAAGATCTGTGTACAGATCATTAGGATGGTACCGAGTACCTACAACCCATTCTTTTGTGTCACTACCTTCAATAGACGCAAGATGAGAGTACTGATCTTTGACCTTCGAGCGTCCTTCTTCAGTATAGGCATTCCTTTCGGCAACCACGTCATCAAGGACAGCAATGTCACAATGTAGACCGACAATGTTTGAAGTAAGGCCTGCAGTAAAGATAGATGGGTCACGAATGTATTCTTCTTTGCGACGAGGGTGGTCTACAGAGATTTCTCTCTCAGTCCATTTCTCTCGCTTAGCTTCGTCTTTAAGGACCATGTCAGGCCAGTGTGTGCGATACACATCAGACGTAAGAATATCCTTAATAAACTTTAATTGTTTCGTAGCCAGGTTGGACGTAGAACTGATGTAGAGGATCCTGAGTGCAGGATTTAACGTTAAGACCCATGCAACACGTAAAGCGATCATCGCTGACTTCATATGGTCGCGAGGTAGCAAAAGTAATTGATGGTTCTTGGCGTCCTGACGTGTCCACCAGTTATAAACTTCTCTGTGTATGGAGCCTAACCAACGTCTAGGTTGGTTTAGCTGGGTGAAGTTTTCGAGGGAACTCTCGGCCCAAAGGCGTCGCTCGTCTCGTTCCGGGGATAAGATGTCTCTCTTTTTTCTAGCCATTTAGGGTCTGCGGCACTTCTTAGTTGAATCGTGAATAGGTCTCTACGAATTTCTTCGAAACGTTTATCATCGTGTCTCTCATGGTATTCCAGTTTATCTAGAATACTATCCTTGAAATGGTCTATACGATCATAAACTTTAGAAAAACGATCTGATATAAAATTAGATAACTTCCATTGGCCAGAGATAATTGCTAGGACAACACTACCTGCTGTACCTAGAGCAATTACAATGTTCCAATCCACTTCAGAAATCATTATGTATTAGTAATTACAGCTACCTTCCAACCTGGTTGAACACCAAAGTAGATGGGGGCTGTATTAGCAGCAATGCGTTTGTTAGTTGCAGTTGCAGTAGGATTGGGACCGAAGGCAATAGAACAGACAGAGTCTGCAGTAATGCCTACTAAATTTGTAGTAGCCTTGAAAGCTACCGACTGAACACTACCTGCGCCAATGGCTACAGTTTGATCAGAACTAAGTTCTTGTGGTGGAGATGTAACATTACCACCTTGGAACTGTGTACCTGCGTACTCAGAAATATAACAGACAGCCATTATTTAGCCTTTTTCTTAGCAATCTTGACAGCATCTTTAGCTTTCTTCTTGCTAGTCTTTTCAGCATTC